TGGAACGGCATACGGATGAATATTTGGATTACATAAAAGGGACAGCACTTAATTTGAAATCTGCGCCGTATGTTGCGATTGAGCAGAAGCTTAATCTGACTGCATGGATCCCGGAAGGATTTGGAACTGCAGACTGCGTGATGGTTTACGGGGATACGATCCATGTCTTTGATTTCAAGTATGGAAAAGGCGTGCAGGTGGATGCAGAGCAGAATCCGCAGATGATGATTTATGCGCTGGGTGCTTACGCAGCATATAAGATTTTGTATCCGGTCAAGAAGATCTGCATGACGATCATACAGCCGCGGATTGATCATATTTCTGAATGGTCTTGTACGCTGGATGAATTGCTGGCGTTTGGTGAAGTGGTTAAGGAAAAAGCGGCACTTGCTATTGAAGGGAAAGGGGACTATCACCCAGGGGAAAAAGCCTGCAGGTTCTGCAGGGCGAAAGCACAGTGCAGGGCAAGATCTGATTTTAATGTAAAGAAAGCATTTGGAATTGGAGAACTACCACCACTGATCAGCACGGAAGAAGCCGGAAAAAGACTTATTGAACTGCGGGACGTAGTTAAGTATCAGAAAGACCTGCAGGAATGGTGTTTAAGTGAATGCCTTGCGGGAAAAGAAGTTCCTGGATGGAAAGCCGTTGAGGGACGGAGCGTAAGAGACTGGACGGATATGGATGCAGCTTTTGATAAGTTGATCAGTACGGGAGTCACAGTGGAAGAAATGCTTTATGAAAAGAAACCATTAACCCTGGCGCAGGTAGAAAAGATGATCGGAAAGAAAGACTTTCAGGAAGCAGTCGGGGAGTTCATCGAGAAGAAAGCAGGAAAACCAACACTGGTGGAGGAATCCGATAAGAGGGAAGCAATTACAAACAAAGTGACAGCCGCACAGGTATTTAAGGAGGAAAACTAACATGGATAATTTATGTAACGTAACAACTGGAAAAGTAAGATTCTCATATGTACATCTCTATAAACCATATGCTTATCAGCAGGGACAGGAAGAAAAATATCAGGCAACTGTTCTGGTTCCGAAAAGTGATGTAGATACCAAAGCGAGAATCGATGCTGCCATCGAAGCAGCGAAGCAGAAAGGCACGGCAGAGAAATGGAACGGCGTATGCCCGCCAATCGTTTCTAATCCGGTTTATGACGGGGACGGGGTAAGACCTTCGGATGGAATGGCATTTGGTCCGGAGTGTAAAGGACACTGGGTATTTACCGCATCTGCAAAGGCAGATTACCCGCCTGAGATCGTTGATTCAATGGGAAATCCGATCATCAACCAGTCGGAAGTTTATAGCGGGATGTATGGTCGAGTCAACGTAACTTTTTTCCCGTATATGTTTGGTGGAAAGAAAGGAATCGGATGCGGACTTGGTCCGGTGCAGAAACTGGAGGACGGGGAAGCACTCGGTGGAAGCGCACCAAAAGCATCCGCAGTGTTTGGAACAGGTGTACAGCCAACCGATGGAGTCGGGACTGGTAGAGTCAATCCGATCACAGGATTACCGTGGTAAGGGAGAGGGCAAAAAGCCCTCTTCAGCTATCAGAAGGAGAACAACATGAAACAGTTGAGCATCGACATTGAAACAAGGAGCAACATTGATATTGGAAAAGCTGGACTGTACCGGTATGCGCAGTCAGATGATTTTAAGATACTTCTGTTTGCATACCGGTTTAAGGATGATGCTGTTCAGATTGTTGATCTGGAACAGGGAGAGAAAATACCGGATGAAGTCGTTGCAGCACTAAAGGATCCAGAAACAGTTAAGCATGCATATAACGCAGCATTTGAATGGTATTGTCTGAATCGTGCGGGGTACGTGACACCATTGGAACAGTGGAGATGTACTATGATTCACGGACTTTATTGTGGGTATACCGCAGGACTTGATGCTACGGGAAAGGCGATCGGACTTCCGCAGGATAAAAGAAAGCTGGCAACCGGAAAAGCTTTGATTCGGTATTTTTGCGTACCATGTAAACCTACAAAGAGTAATGGAAACAGGACATGGAATCTTCCGAGACATGCACCGGAGAAGTGGGAGTTATTCAAAGAATACTGCAGACAGGACGTTGTGACTGAGAGCGAGATCCTCCGGAGACTGGATGCTTTCCCGGTACCGGATGAAGAAGAAAAATTATGGCAGATGGATATCCGCATGAATGCATTCGGGGTAAAGGTAGATACTGCATTGATCGATGGCGCGCTGCAGGTCAACGAACAAAGTACCGCTCTTCTCGAAAATGAAGCAAGGAAGTTAACGGGATTGGAAAATCCGAACAGCTCCGCGCAGCTTCTTAACTGGGTGCACGAAAATGGAGTGGAAATGGAAAACCTGCAGAAGGCAACCGTATCCGAAAAATTATCTGCAGAGCTACCGGAAAATGTAAGGCGGGCGCTTGAGATCAGACAGCAGTTGGGGAAGACATCCATTAAAAAGTATGTGGCTATGGACACTGCAAAAGGTCCGGATGACAGGGTTCGTGGACTGACGCAGTATTACGGCGCCAACCGGACCGGGCGCTGGGCGGGACGTCTGGTGCAGATGCAGAATCTTCCAAGAAATTATATCAAGACACTGGATTATGCGAGGAAACTCGTAAAAGAACGAAACTATGCCGGTATTAAGCTTCTGTATGGAAATGTGCCGGATACTTTATCGCAGCTGATCCGGACTGCATTTATTCCGTCAGAGGGAAATAAGTTTGTAGTTGCGGATTTTTCTGCAATTGAAGCCAGAGTGATTGCCTGGCTTGCTGGAGAGACATGGGTAAATGAAGTATTTGCCACTCATGGAAAGATTTATGAGGCAACAGCTTCCCAGATGTTCCATGTACCGATTGAAAAAATAGCAAAAGGAAACCCGGAGTACGCCCTGCGACAGAAAGGGAAAGTAGCGACACTTGCATTGGGATATCAGGGCGGATCCAATGCACTGATTGCAATGGGAGCGCTGAATATGGGACTGACAGAGGAAGAACTTCCGGATATTGTACAGCGGTGGAGAACAGCGAACCCACGAATCCGGGATCTGTGGTATGCAGTAGAGGAAGCTGCTCTTGCGGTTATGCAGACAGCGCAGCCACAGGCAATCTATAACCTGATTTTTAATCTGGAGAGCGATATAGTTTATGGTCAGAGTTTCCTGACGGTACAGCTCCCAAGTGGGAGAAAATTATACTATCCAAGACCATTTTTGAAAGAAAATCAGTTTGGAAAAATGGCAATCCATTATTACACCGTGGGACAGCAGAGCAGAAAATGGGAAGTGACTTCTACCTATGGCGGAAAAATGACAGAGAATATTGTCCAGGCAATTGCGAGAGACTGCCTGGCAGAGACATTAAGAAGAATCGATGCAAAGGGGCTGCAGGTTGTGTTCCACGTGCATGATGAAGTGATCATTGATGCGCCGGCGGGAACTACCGTGGAAGAGATCTGCAATCTGATGGCAGAATCGATTGCATGGGCGCCGGGGCTTATCCTGAAAGGTGCCGGCTTTGAAGGTAATTATTACATGAAAGATTAGCAGGAGGTCAGAAATTGGAAAATAACAGAAAGATGCTGATCAGTACAGCAGGGACCAGAAAAACCAAACACTGGCCGAGAACGGAAATTACATGGGCTGAGTTCACCGAAAAATTAAGAACACCAACCCGGAGTACAGAGACACTGGAAGAGTATTTAAGCTATGCCAAGGTAAAGCAGGACGAGCTGAAGGATGTTGGTGGATTTGTCGGAGGTACATTTGCCGGGGATATCCGGAAAGCAGCATACGTGGAAGGAAGAGATCTGCTGACGCTGGATTTGGATAATATCCCAGCGGGAAAGACAGAGGATATTCTGAAACGTGTGGCAGGACTTGGATGCAATGCTGCAGTCTACAGCACAAGAAAGCACAGCAGCTATGCGCCAAGACTGAGGGTGATTGTGCCATTAGACCGGACAGCTTCGGCGGATGAGTATGAGCCTGCAGTAAGAAAGTTGGCATCTCTGATCGGAATCGAGTTTTGTGATCCGACAACCTTTGACGTGGCACGGCTGATGTATTGGCCAAGCTGCTGTAAAAACAGCGAGTATGTATGTGAAGTATACGACCGCCCGTTTTGTAGCCTGCAGGGACTTCTGGGAATGTATGGCGACTGGACAGATATTGTACAGTGGCCAAGAGTACCAGGAGCAGAAGCAATTGAGAAGCGCAGACTGGCAAAACAGGAAAATCCAACAGAAAAGAAGGGGATCATCGGAGCATTCTGCAGAACCTACAGTATCACGCAGGCGATGGAGAAATTTATTCCAGGATTATATGAACCTACAGATATGGAAGGAAGATATACCTATACAGGTGGAACAACGGTAGGAGGGGCAATCGTTTATGATGGGGATCTGTTTTTATACAGTCACCATGCAACCGATCCATGCTCCGGTCTTCTGGTGAATGCATTCGATCTGGTCCGTTTACATAAATTTGGAGATCAGGATCAGGAAGCGAAAGAGGGAACGCCAAACAGTAAGCTTCCATCTTTTATAGCAATGACAAAGTTTGCCAGCAATGATAAAACGGTATCCGGGCTGATGGCAAAAGAAACCTTTGAGAAGGCACAGGATTCCTATGATACAAAAGAAACTGATCCGGAGGAACCAGATCTTGCGTGGCTGGACCGTCTTGCGAGGGATGGAAATGGAAAATTTGCAAAGACGATCAACAATGCGGTACTGGTATTGGAGAATGATCCTTTATTAAAAGGGAAGATCGTTACGGATGAATTTGCAAGCTGTGGACTCATTCTGGGACGAGTTCCATGGAGCAAAGAAGACGGAAAGCGTAGATGGAAAGATGAAGACGATGCCGGATTTTATAATTATATGGAATTATTCTACGGTATTACCGGCAGGGATAAGCTGGACAGTGCGCTCCTGATCGTGAGTAGTAAGAACAAAATCAATGATGTGAAAGAATATTTGAAAAGTCTTACCTGGGATGGGGTAAGGCGGGTAAATACACTGCTTTCCGATTATCTGGGGGCAGAAAATAATCTTTATACGCAGGCGGTTATACGGAAATCTCTGTGTGCTGCAGTTGCGAGGGCTGTGATCGGAGCAGTGAAATATGATTACATGCCAATCTTTACAGGTCCGCAGGGTATCGGAAAAAGCACCTTTTTGAGCATTCTTGGAAAGGAATGGTTTTCGGATTCTCTGACTTCATTTGAAGGAAAAGAATCCGCGGAGCTGATCCAAGGCACGTGGATCAATGAAGTAGGGGAACTGACTGCCATGACCAAGCAGGAAACCAATGCGGTAAAACAGTTTCTCAGCAAGACAGACGACATTTACCGTGCGGCATATGGGCGCAGGACGAATAAATATCCGAGACGCTGTGTATTCTTCGGAACCAGTAATGAAGAGGAATTTTTAAAGGATATGACTGGAAACCGCCGGTTCTGGCCAGTGGATGTGGGCGTGCATCCGGCTAAGAAATCCGTGTGGAATGATCTGCCCGGAGAAGTGGATCAGATATGGGCGGAAACCTATATGTACTGGAAACTGGGAGAGCCCTTGTATATGTCAAAAGAAGAGGAAGAAATGGCGTTGGAGATGCAGGAAAGCCACAGGGAGTCTTCCGGAAAAGAAGGGATTATCCGGGAGTTTCTGGAACGAAAAATACCGGATAACTGGGACTCAATGAGCCTGCTTCAGAGGAAACAGTTTTGGAATGGGAATCTCCATCTGGACGAAAAAACGGAGCTTGTAGACAGGGATAAAGTATGTTCATTAGAGATATGGTCGGAGTGTTTTGGCGGTGATGCAAGATATATGAAACGGACAGACAGCAGGGAGATTAACCAGATACTCAGTGGGATTAAAGGGTGGAAACCAAATCGGTCGAAGCGCAGATATGGTCCACACGGAATCCAAAAAGGGTTTGAACGCGTTGCCAGAAGTGTTGACATACTTGAAAAATAACGGCAACTTAACGGCAACACGGCAACGGGCAAAAAATAGGGGCGTTGCCAATGTTGCCTAAGAAAATAGAAAAGGCAACAAACAAAGCAACGCTGAAAGCCTGATAAATAAAGGGTTTTCTATAATATGTTACCAATGTTGCCATAATTTATATATGAATAAAAAAATAAATAATAAAAATCGTACATGACGTATATAACGTACGTAATACAGGGGTCCATATACATGTGTACGTGAGGAACAGTAACACAGGAGGCAGAAATGAATTGCGAGAAATGGTTGGAAATATTGTTGCAGACAGAGGGAACAGTACTCTGCGATGATGTAAGGGAACGGGCGTTAAAAAATGGATTTACCCGCAAAGAGTTAAAGACCGCAAGAAAGAATCTGGGAGTAAAAACATTTCACCAAACGGCTGATGGAGAATCTACGGAAAACTGGTTTTGGTATTTGGGGGTGCGATAAATGCTTGAACGCGAGGTTGAGAAAAAACTGGTGGACGGTGTCCGGAGAATGGGCGGCAGGGCGTATAAGTTCGTCAGTCCGGGGAATGATGGCGTGCCGGACCGGATCGTGGTTCTGCCGGATACGGCACCAATGTTTGTGGAACTGAAAACGGAATCGGGAAAATTATCCAGTCTGCAGAAAGTGCAGATCACAAGACTGGAAAAACTTGGCCAGAATGTGAGAGTGCTGTATGGAACGAAGGACGTAGAAAATTTTTTGGAGGAGATGTGGAATGGAATTTAAACCGCATGCATACCAGGCACACTGCATCGAAAAAATTTTAGAGATTAACAAGATCGGGCTGTTCCTGGATATGGGACTTGGAAAGACCGTCACAACACTGACGGCAGTAAAAGAATTAAAATACAACCGATTCCTGGTGAGGAAGGTGCTTGTGATTGCGCCGAAGAAAGTGGCAGAAGGAACCTGGACAAAAGAAAAAGACAAATGGGAGCATACAAAGATGCTTCGGGTATCCCAGGTTTTGGGGAGCCAGATAAAACGGATCCGGGCACTGAATACACCGGCAGACATTTATATCATCAATCGGGAAAACGTATGCTGGCTGGTGGATTATTACAAACAGGCATGGCCGTTTGACATGGTGATCGTGGATGAGTCCTCATCCTTCAAAAGCCACAAAGCGAAAAGGTTCAAAGCACTGGCAAGTATGAGTGGTCACATTAACCGGATGGTGGAACTTACCGGAACACCTTCACCGAACGGACTGGAAGATCTCTGGAGCCAGATCTTTTTACTGGACGGCGGTGAAAGACTTGGCCGAAGATATACCCAGTTCCGGGAGCGGTATTTTGATCCGGGAGACAGAGGACAGAATGTGATTTATAACTACAAGGCAAAACCAGGAACGGAAGAGAGCATTCTGGAAAAGATCTCGGATATCTGCATCAGCATGAAAGCGGAAGACTACCTGCAGCTTCCGGATATCATTTACCATCAGATCCCGGTCACATTGGACGTGAAAGCGGAAAAGGCATACCGTGAACTGGAAAGAAAGATGGTTTTGGCTCTTCCGGAAGACGAAGAGGAGATAAGTGTTACCAGTGCTGCAGCGTTGAGCAATAAATTACTACAGCTGTCAAACGGGGCGATTTATGACGAGGATCATGAAGTACATGAAATCCACGGATGCAAGATAGAGGCATTCCTTGAACTGATTGAGAGCCTGAATGGAAAATCCGTCCTTGTGTTTTATAATTTTCAGCATGACCGGGTACGGATTCTGAAAGCACTGGAAAAATTAAAACTTCGGGTAAGGGAACTGAAAACAATTGAGGACGAGGATGCCTGGAACCGGCATGAGGTGGACGTTCTACTGACACATCCTGCAAGCAGTGCCTATGGACTGAACCTGCAGCAAGGTGGAAACCACGTGATCTGGTTTGGGCTGACCTGGAACTATGAATTATACACACAGGCAAATAAAAGATTACACAGACAGGGACAGGAAGAAAAAGTGATCATTCATCATCTGGTGTGCAGTGGAACCCGTGATGAGGATGTCATGCTAGCACTGGAGAAGAAAGAGGATGTCCAGAACTGGGTAATGGAAAGCTTGAAAGCAAGAATCCGGAAGATCCGTCAGGAGGGGATAATGTGATTGAATTAACGGACAAGAAAAAAAAGAGTCTATTGGAGAAGTACAAGGAAAGGCATAGGGGATGTGCCATTTGTCCCGGGTGTAAAGAATATATCCGGGGGAGTGATGAACTGGCAGATGTTGAATACATAAAAACAAAACGTGGGACAGAAGTATTTTTGCATCGGGGATGTTTTGAAAAAGTCTGGAGGTAAGAGATAATGAAACCGAGTGATACAGGGAATAGTGCAGAATTGATTGAGATGCTTCGGCAGGATGCGGTAGAAAAATACAAGGAAGAGCATGGATGGATTCCAACAGCAGATCGACTTCCAAATCAACGGGAGTTCATAGAATCGTATGTCAGAAGTGCATATGCAGCGGAGTTTCTGGTCACGATCGAGGGAGCAGATAAGGCGACAACGCTGTATTATTCCCAAACGGGTGTTTGGTTTGATGAGACAGGAGAACCGTATAAGGTTGCGGCGTGGATGCCACTTCCGGAAGTGTTCAAAGGATAGAAGGTGATAATTTGCAGGAGAAACGAAGCAGAAAAGAGCAGCGGAGAGATAGACAGCAGCATTATGAGGAACTGGAGAGCCGGCATGATGCAAAGGCGTTGGAGAGATTTAAGCGACCGGCTTACCAGAGCGTAAGCGTTGCAGAATATCTGGCAAAGAAGTATGACATTACAGCGGAGGTGGATACCATTGCAGATCGAAGAAAAAGAAATGACGGAAAATGAGAAAAAGAAAGAGTATCTGAGACAGTACAGGATCCATGTCCGGAGGATACATAGAATCAATGCGGAAATAGCAGAGTTGCGATCTATGAAGATTTCCCCATCGATGAATAATGATGGGATGCCACACGGGAGCAGTCAGGGAGATCTGTCCGGTTATGCTGCAGAGCTTGACCGTATGGTATCGGAGCTGATAAAAGAACGATATGTACGGATGGTGGAATATCAGGAGATTGTACGGCAGATCAAAAGGCTGCGGAGCGAAAATGAGAAAGACGTGCTGTTTTACCGGTATATCCGTGGGATGGATTGGTGGGAGATTGCAGAGAAGATGAAGTTTTCAGAACGGCAGATCTATCGATTTCACGGGAAGGCACTGGTAAATTTTCGGCTTCCGGAAAAAGATGTCAGTGAATGTCAGTAGCATCTGTGGTATTATGATAACATCGAGAAGCGAAAGAAAAGAGCTTTTCGGATGTGACATTTTCACAATAAGTTCTCCGACGGTAAGTGTGATAAAAGGGCGATCTGGTGACAGGTCGTCTTTTTCGTTGCCAAGTGCCAGAAAAAGAGGTATTATGAGGTTAGATTTATCGGTGGATGGAAAGTATGGATATAATATTATGGGGAATTGGAAATAGTTTGGTGATAATGGGACTTTTATTTGCTTCATTAAACGGAATAAATATGGGGAAGGATAATATCCTAGAAGGTGTGCAAAATGCAAGCGCTAGATTACCGTTGCTTAAGAATGACAGAGGAAAAGTTAAAGTAATAAAAGAAGAAAAGCGGAAGGCTTATAGATTGGCAAAAGGAATTGTGGCAGAAAAGACAAATTTGAATATCGGTTTTGGAATGTCTACTGTAGGAACATTTTTGCTTGCAATTTTCGATACAAAAAGACCTGAGAAATTGCCGATGAGAGTTATAGAAATTGTTGTGTGTTGTGCAGTGTGCATTGCAGTTTGGGCGGCATTAAAAGATACGATAACAAGGGGCAAAAATAAGGAGATTAGAGAAGAAATAAAAAAGAATGAAGACGCCACAATACCGGTTGGCGCATTGGTATTTCAGGAAGATGATGAGCATTAGCAAAAGTCAAAACAACACGAATGAGAGGTGATGGTACATGGCGAGAGCACCGGATCCACGAATCGAACAGGCGAAAGCCATGTACCTACAGGGCATGAAGTTGGTTGAGATTGCAAGTCAGCTAAGTTTGCCAGAAGGAACAGTTCGGCGTTGGAAGTGTACTCATAAATGGGAAAACGAACGTTCGGGTATGAGCTCGGATAAGAAAACGAACGTTCGGATAAGAAAAAGAGGTGGACAGCCAAAGAATAAAAATGCTGTCGGAAATGGCGGTGGAGCACCTGAACAGAATAAGAATGCTGAAAAATACGGATTCTTCAGCAAGTATCTCCCGGATGAAACACGGGAGATTTTTTTTGCCATTGAACAGGCTGATCCGCTTGATCTGTTGTGGCATCAGATACAGATTGCCTATGCTGCAATCGTTAGAGCGCAGAGAATTGCATATGTTAAAGATCAGGCAGACAAGACCGTTGAGAAGGTCGAAGAGAAAGACGGGAACGTAATTGGCGAGAAATGGGAAGTACAACAGGCATGGGACAAACAGGAGAACTTCCTGAAGGCGCAGGCAAGAGCACAAGGGGAGCTCCGGGCAATGATCAAGCAGTATGATGAAATGCTGCATAAAGACTGGGAAGCTGCAAGTGAAGAACAGAAAGCCAGAATTGAACAGATCCGTACAAACACCGCCAGAATGAGTGGTGGAAACGGAGATGAGGATGAAGGAGTAGAGATTATCAATGACGCACCAGAAGAAACAGGTCCGGATATCGGAGATCATAATTCCGAAGTATCTGCAGATATTTAACAACCGGAGTATCAAGCACATTATCCTGACTTCTGGGAGAGCGGGAACAAAGTCCAGTTATGCTTCCATCCGGTCAGATTATCAGCTCGTATCGGATGCCAATGGATCTGTTGTTGTGCTGCGTAAGCACCATAACAAGCTCAGAAAGACGGTATACAAGGAAATGCTGCGGGGGATCAGCCGTTTGCAAATACCGAAAAACAAGTTCCGAATTACGAAATCCCCGATGGAAATCACTTACAAAAAGTATGGGACAACGATGTACTTCGCCGGATCAGACGGTATTGACGATACGAAAGGTATTATCGATGAGGATAAGCCGATCAAGCTGGTTGTACTGGATGAGCTGACAGAGTTCTTTGATGATGGTGAGGGCGAAGATGAGCTGACCAACATTGAGGCAACGTTCGTCCGTGGAAATAAAGGTGGGTTCCAGATGATTTATCTGTATAACCCGCCAAAGAATCCGAATGCTCCAATCAATCTGTGGTGCAAGAAAATGGAAAAGCGTGAAGACTGCATCCATATTCACACGGATTACCGGGATGTGCCAGTGGACTGGTTAGGTCCTGACCTGATTGCATCCGCTGAGATGATGAAGAAATCAGATCCGAAAATGTACCGGTGGGTATGGCTCGGTGAAGCGATCGGCGTGGATGAGCTGATCTATTATATGTTTTCTGATCGGCACAGAAAGAAGCCGGATCCGGACAGAAGATATGACCGGATTTACATTGGCGGTGACTATGGTCAGCAGAATGCAACAACATTTGAAGCGTTTGGTCTGGACACTTACCGGAAGAAATTTCCGGGACTTGGAGAGTATTATCACAGTGGACGGGAATCTGGAAGACAGAAGAGCCCGTCTGAATATGCAAGAGATCTGGTTGAGTTCATGGATGGGCTGCATGAACAGTATGATAACCGGATCTTTTATATTTTTTTGGATCCATCTGCAAGAGGTCTGGCAGAAGAGGTTAGGAGAGCTACCAGAACCGGACTGGACTATCAGGTGTTTCTGCGGGATGCGGAAAATGATGTGGCTCTTGGCATCAGCCGGGTACAGAAAGTATTGGTGTTTGATATCATGTCGATTTCTCCAAAACAGGAATACGCGGTGCAGGAGTTTGGAACCTACGAGTATGATAAGAAATCCATTGAAAAGGGAAAAGAAGTGCCGGTGAAGGAAGCGGATCACTGCATGGATGCTATACGTTATGTGGTTATGGGCGCCTGGAGCAAGATCAAACATTGGCTACCTAAAGATGAAACGCCGGAAGAAATAGACATATGCGATATCAGCAGCAGGGAGGTGAGAGAAGAGGATGAATATCTTTAATTATTTCAGGAAAAAAGGAATCGATACGGTAGATGCTTCGTTCTACCGGAAGATCGATGAGTGGATCAGCTGGTATAATTCCAATGTCCGGCAGTTTACGTTCTACAAGGTGTATACCGGACGCGGGACAAGTAAACGATGTCGCAGGAAAAGCATGGGAATGGCAAAGAAGCTGTCGGAAGACATTGCTGATCTGCTGCTGAATGAGAGAGTTATGATCACACTGGAAGACGAAACGACACAGGAATTTGTGCGGAAGGTTCTGGATAACAATCATTTTCTGGTTATGGGAAATGATTACCAGGAACGGAAAGCGTATTCCGGGACCGTGGCATATATCCCTTATCTGTACAATGCGGTTGTACAGGAAGACGGAACGATATCTGCAGGTGAGATTGGAATCAACTATGTGGATGCCAAGAACATCTATCCGGTCAGTTGGAATAACGGGAACGTCACAGAATGCGTTTTTACGTTTGTCCATACTGTTCGCCAGAAGAAATACGTGCAGATTCAGTTCCATCGGATTGAGCCAGATGGGATGTATGTGATTGAAAATAATGTCCTGGAATGCACGAAAGGCAGTGCAGAAGGACGTGAGCTGACAGAACAGGAGTGGAAACAGCTGAAACCATTTGCAAATCTGGCAGCCAGAACAGAGACAGGATCCACAGAACCACAGTTTGTCATTGACAGGCTGAATATCACAAACAATGCGGATGAATGCAATCCAATGGGAATTGCGATTTTTGCAAATGCCATCGATACGCTTAAAAAGCTGGATATGGAGTTTGATTCTTACTGCAATGAGTTTGATCTTGGAAGAAAAAGAATCTTTGTCGCTCCGGAAATGCTGACGAACGAAGACGGATCTCCAAGCTTTGATCCGGATGACAGTGTGTTCTATTCGCTTCCGGAAGATTACGATAAGAGCCAGACCGGTCTGATCAAGGAAGTGGATATGAGCCTCCGGGTAGAACAGCACAGCAAGGCAATCAATGATGATCTGAATTATCTGTCTCTGAAATGTGGATTCGGTACGGAAAGATACCGATTTGACGGAGCTGGGGCAAAGACAGCGACCGAGATTATTTCCGAGAACTCAGATATGTACCGAATGTTAAAGAAGCATGAGACAATTCTGGAAGATGTCCTGAAGAGGCTGATCAGAATCATTATCCGTCTCGGTATTGTAACCGGCAATACACTGGATCAGAACACGGACGTTGTGATTGATTTTGACGATTCCATCATTGAGGACAAAGGGGCAGAACGCCAGCAGGACCGTCAGGATGTGAGCATGGGTGTTATGCGGCATGAAGAGTACCGTGCAAAATGGTATGGTGAAACTGTAGAACAGGCAAAAAAGAATCTGCCAGAGCAGAATCAGGTGATGGAGTAGGATGCGGGATGATTACAAAGAAAAGATTGCCAGTAAGATTGCAGCGCGGTACATAGGTCTGGAAGAACGGATTCTGCAGGACATTGCCCGGCGGATCAAAAAGACCGGCGAGATCACCAGTACAGCAGACTGGCAGATCAATAGACTTCGGATTCTGGGATATTCTTCCGAGGATATCGAAAGAGATATCAAGAAAACACTGGATGCGTCTTATCCGGAAATGTTTGAACTGTATGATAAAGTGATCGACTGGGAATACGTCCGGAACAAGGACATTTACGAACAGATCAATGCAGAGTTTATCCTGTTTGAGAAGAATGAACAGCTCAAGCAGATCACAGATGCTATTATCCGGCAGAGTCTGGAAGATCTGGAGAATGTAACTAAGTCACTTGGCTTTTACTTAGATTACAATGGCAAGAAAGTCCTGACACCACTATCACAGGTCTACAGCAACTATCTGGACAATGCCTGTTATGATATTGTGACCGGTGCTTTTGATTATGGTAGCGTGCTACGAAGAGTAGTTACGCAGCTTACCAACAGTGGACTCCGGAAGATTGAGTACGGCTCCGGATATGCAAGCCGGGTAGAAGTGGCTGCCAGAAGAGCTGTGATGACTGGTGTGGCGAATCTTACCGGAGAAATAGCAGACTACAATGCCAAGAAGCTCGGAACAGAGTATTTTGAGGTTGAGTGGCATGCCGGAGCCCGTCCGACTCATGCGGTATGGCAAGGTCAGGTGTGGACAAAAGAACAATTGTATTCAGTCTGTGGACTTGGTACAGTGACAGGACTTCTGGGAGCCAATTGTTATCATACTTATTACCCATTCTTTCCTGGCATTTCACAGCGTAACTGGTCAGATGAATGGCTGGAAGAACAGAACAGGAAGGAAAGCAAGCCAAAAGAGTTCCGGGATAAGGAGTACACTTTGTATGAGGCAAAGCAGAGACAACGCCAAATGGAAACAGCAATGAGAGCGCAGCGAGAAAAGGTGCAGATGCTTCAGGATGGCGGTGCTGATCGGCAGGAGGTTATGCTTCAAAAAGCCAAATATCAGGGGCAGCTTAACGAATATGCGGCGTTTTCTCGTAAAATGGGATTGAAAGAGGAAAGAGAGCGGATTTATCTGGATATGCGTGGTAAAATTGCAACCAATAATAAAACGCAGAATAAGTTATTCCCACCGGAGATGATTCAGAACGCCTTAAAAGATATTGCACAGTATAAGCGGTACAAAGAAGTTCTGGGAGATTCCGTTGGAACGCTTGCCAAGTTCGGTCAGGTGAAATATAATGATAGTGAGGAATGGGAAAAGGTTCAAAGCAAATTTTTCACATATCTTGAGATTGACAAGAAAGATTGGTCAGAAGAATTTAAGAACACGTCTAAACAGGCGTATGATAGATTTGCAAAAGAAAATGTTGTAATGTCTGTACATGCACTTAGTCGACTTCCTCGATTGAATAAACCTGGCTTACCGGAAGTGTCAGAAGAAATGCTGATAAAAATTATTAAAGGTACACCTAATTATACAGAGGGAGAAGATAAACAAATCTATTTCATTCATGAATTACAGTTATTAGTTGTTAGAAATAAAAAAACTGGAGATATCGTATCTGTTGTAAGAAGAAGGGCTCCAAAGGAGGCATGGGGAAATGTTTGAGAAGGTAATGAATTATATCAAAGATTTTTTGGAAAATACTCCAGAGGATATCTATGATTTTTCTTGTGAACTGGAAGGAATGTTAATTATTCATTATGACGAAATGTATAAGGAACAGCCAAGGGCTACAAGAATATTGAATGAAGAAATGCCTGATATTTGCGCATCTGGAGAACCGGGAATGAAACCAGAAGAGATTGAAAAATTTAAACGTGAGTTGGAAATTGAATACAACAAAGCGTTAAAAGCAGTTGTGTAGTTACCACCAGTTGATAAGACCGGTGGTATTTTTGTACTCATTTTTAGGAGAAACAGCAATGAAAAATAAAGCAGTAGCAGTATTAACGGCTATCAGCATATTGATAGCAGGTTTAACTGGATGCCAGACCGCCACGAAAAGTTATGGTGGGAAGACAACGATAAAGCTTGAGCCAAATCAGAAACTGGAAGAAATTACCTGGAAAGATAATTCTTTATGGTACCTTACAAGACCAATGACTAATGAGGATATTGCTGAAACCCATACATTCCAACAGCAGTCAAATTTTGGAGTCTTTGAAGGAACAGTAACCATTATAGAGTCAAAGGAGTAAAGAATTTATGATAACAATCAAAATAACAGATCGCAGCATCCGTATGAACGGTCATGCCTGCCAGAAGAGTCCAGATGGGATTGACCGGGTATGTGCGGCAGTATCAGCGCTAACATGTAATCTGATCAATTCCCTGAAAGATCTGACAGGTGACAGAATCCGTGCAGAAACAGCCAGTGGGATGACTGTGATCGAATGGGAAGATCTGTCAGATGGTGGGAAACTTCTGGTGGATTCATGGTTCTTGGGGATTGCAGTAATTGACCAGGAATACAATTGCATACAATTTGAGTAAATGAGCATCCAGTGAGGGTGCTTTTTATTATGTCCAAAACATGAAGACAGAAAAAGCTCTGGAAAAACACTCATATTTGGAGGTAAGCATGAGAAAAAGAATGTTTTTGCAGCTCTTTGAAGACGGCGGCGGAGCTGGCTCTGGTGGACAGGGTGGAAACGCTGGAACAGGTAACGGCAACCAGGGAAATGCCGGTGGAACAGGAAACCAGGGATCGTACAGTTTTGCGCAGGCAGAAGAGATTGCCAATGCGAGAGCAGACAGAGCTGAAAAAGCGGCACTTCGTTCTTATTTTCAGCAGCAGGGAATGACAGAACAGCAGGTGAATCAGGCAATTGCCGATTATAAGGAACAGCAGAAAAAGAATCAGCCGAATGTGACACAGCTGCAGCAGGATCTGGAAAATTCCAGAAATGAAGTCCAGCAGATGAAGAACGAGAAGTTCTTATCCGGAAAAGGTGTCAAGACCGATGATCTGGACTATGTGACTTACAAGGTTTCCAAAATGGTAGATGATAAAACGACATTTGAAAAGGCAGCAGAGAAGTTCCTGAAGGAGAATCCAAGATATGCAGGTGGTAGTTCTTACCGTATTGCAGATTCTTCAGCAGGTAATGCTTCCAATGGTGCTGGTGGAAACATGAACGCTTCCATCAATGACCGGATCAGAGCTGCCGCACGAAGATAATGGAGGTAGAGTAAATGCAGAATAAAAGAATGAATTTAAGATTGTTTGAAGATGATGTAAACATCATTGATCGTACTGGAGCGGAGACTCTGATTCCGACTCAGGAATCCAATGAGATCATTCAGGGAACGATCGCACAGTCAGCCGTCCTGTCAAGAGGTCGTAAATTGGCGAACATGACAAGCAGACAGTACAAAATGCCGGTACTGGATATGCTGCCGATTGCATATTTCGTAAACGGTGATACCGGACAGAAGAAAACTACAAAGCAGGCATGGGACAAGAAGTTCATCACTGCCGAAGAGATTGCGGTTATTGTTCCAATTCCGGAAGCAGTTTTGGATGATTCTGAGTATGACATCTGGGGAGAAGTAAAACCGAGAGTAACAGAAGCTTTTGGCAAGGTTATTGATTCGGCTGTGCTGTTCGGAGAGAATAAGCCGTCTACATGGAGAGACGATGTAGTAGCTACAGCAACAAAAGCAAATGCAGTGGTTACATTAGGATCCGCAGACAGTCTGTATGACAAGATCATGGCAGAGGACGGAGTGATCGCAAAGGTTGAGGACTGCGGATACTTCGTAAACGGTCACATGGCGGACATTTCCATGAGGGCGAAACTCAGAGGTCTGAAAAATGCAAATGGAGATCCACTGTTCAAACAGGATTTACAGGGAACCACACAGTATGCGCTTGACGGATCTCCGATGAACTTCCCGAACAACGGTGCGTTTGACAAATCAAAGGCTCTTATGATTTCCGGAGATTTCTCACAGCTCGTATATTCTATCCGTCAGGATATTACATTCAAACTCTTCACAGAGGGTGTTGTACAGAACACAGACGGAACTATCGCATACAACCTGATGCAGAATGACATGGTCGCTCTTCGTGCTGTAATGCGTCTCGGATGGGAAATTCCGAATCCAATCAACGCTCTTAAGGCAGACAAAACAAAGAGATGCCCGTTTGCAGTCATGAAAGCCGGCGAGTAAGGGAAGGTGATGATCCATGCAGACAACGTATGGATATTATGTAGGTGAATATGCTGGTGACGTCATCCCGGAACAGGACTTCAAGAAAGCCAAGAAACAGGCAGAGGCTTATATCCGGCATTTGACGTACACAAGAGGAGATATCTTCGTGGAAGAAAATGAAGCGGTGAACGATGCAGTCTGTGCTGTAGCGGAGGTATATTATAAATACAATGCACAGCAACAGACCGGTACCGCGCCTGTTAAGTCGGAAAACAATGACGGGTACAGTGTAACCTACGTCACAGAACAAAGTGACGGAAAAACAGCGGAAGAGGTAGTGAAGAAGAAAGCATACGATGCAGCATATCCATATCTTCTTCCTACCGGATGGCTGTCGAGGAAGGTGGCGATGCAGTGTGATCACAAATGCAGATGTGACAGTTTATAACAGAATAAGCGGTGATTCCACACATTACGATACCTGGATCCGAACCGTTCTGCATGGTGTCCACGTCCATGTGGACCATAAGACTGCAGTTACGGATAACGGACTGAAAAGTGCGGAGGTTTACAAAATCCGGATTCCCGCGGATATTCCGGAAGCAGGGCAGTATCTTCCGCCGGATCAGTTCGCCTGCTGTGGCGGTTATGGATACTGGACCATACAGAATGATGATCAGATTGTTCTGGGAGAGTGTCAGATTGCGATTGAAAGACCTGCAGATCTGAAAGCCGTGTTCCAGAAGCACTGCAAGGTGACAAGCTGGTCGGACAACCGGTTTGGTACGACTCCGCACTGGCGGATCGGAGGCGAGTAAGATGGCAGGAAAGAAAGAATTCCGGATCACAACTCCGAGAGGCAGCGTATTTACGGTGACTGGTAAGAATGGTTCTACCACGGCACGGCTGGAATGGGCTCCGGGATTCGCACAGAAAAAAGCGGAGGGATTTTCAAGGGCGCAGGCATTTGTGGATTCCGAGTGTCTACGCTACATGAATCCATTGACACCGAGAAGAACCGGGATGCTGATTAAGTCCGGGACGCTTGGTACGGTGGTTGGTTCTGGTTCTATTGAATACCTTGCCCCATATGCCCGCCGGCAGTATTACGAGCATAAAACTAAGGCAAGATGGTTTGAAACAATGAAAGCGAGCCATAAAGATGCCATAAGGGAAGGAGCTGAGAAACTTGCCGGACAGTAAACGGAAACCGATTATTGATAGTATCCGGGAGTATGTGAGGATGTATCCGGATATTGATAACCGAAAGATCAATATTGATTATCTTGGTGATGGAATGGAATATTCCATTGATCCAATCGGCGTAGATCCTATCTATAAGAGATATGTGGATGGGGGCTGCCTGAAGCAGTTCCAGTTCGCTCTGACAAGTAAGGAAGCCTACGATGGGGATGCAAGAACCGGTATTGCCAACAGTGGTTTTTATCAGAACTTTGAAGAGTGGACAGAACAGAACAACTTGAATGATATTGTTCCAGAGCTGGACGGGCACGATGCTATAAAAGTTGAAGTGCTGCAGTCCGGCTATTTGTTTAGTACAGAGGCCGATTTGGGACGGTATCAGATGATATGCAGATTGATTTATAAGTAAGGAGTGTGAAGAAATGGCAAGTGAAAAAATGTTAGTTGGCAGACATAAGAGAGTGGCTTTTATGGATGCTGACGGATCAGGAAAAACATTTACCAGAATGACGGGATTTACCTCTCTGTCAGATGGAAAGAACTCAACAGAATACAGCCGGCAGTATGTGGATGAGGCGTCTGAAAGAAGTGACGTAGTCGGTTATGCGCCGGCAATCGATTACGAATTTGATCGATATACCAATGATCCGGTACATGAAAAAATTGCAGCAATTACCGATGATGAGATTCTCGGAACAGAAGCACAGGTTGATATTGTGGTGGTAGATTTGTTTGAGCAGAAGACATCGGAAACAACTTGTACCGCACGAAAGAGAACATGGAGTGTAATTCCGGACACAGAAGGTGACGGCACGGATGCCCTGATTTACAAAGGCAGCTTTAAAGCGGCCGGAGAAATCACAAAGGGTACTGCAACCACCACAGACGGATGGAAGACCTGTACATTCACTGCTGGCGGAGAATAAAGAAGAAATGGGAGAGTGAGCCTATGAGCCTTTGGAAATTTGGAAATTTTGAAGCAGAAGTGGATTTCACGGATGCGGATTTTTTGGATGTGTTAGAGGAAGCAAAAGCAGAAATGTTTGAAGCAGGGAAAAAGGTTCCCATAACCGGAAAGCAGAGTGATATCATCCGCGCGCAGTGCGCGTGTTTTTATGTGTTCTTCGATACCCTTTTTGGCGATGGAGCCGGGGAGCGTATCCTTTGCGGAAAGAACAGCATCAAGTTGTGCACTGAAGCGGCAGAATCACTGTTAGACTTTGAAACAGCGGAAACAAAGAAACTGGACGATAAATATGATAAGTATGTACCAAATCAAAATACAACGCAGCAGTTCCCGCATCCGCAGTCACAGCCAAATGGAAACCGTCAGCAGAGAAGAAACTACCAGAAACAGTATGGTAAAGGAAAATATTCCAATACCGGAAGGTAGCAGAGCATGAATATTTTATATGAGCAGTTTCCGGAAGAAGTCAAGGTGAACGGGGAGTACTACCCGATTGTGACAGATTTCCGTGAATGGATCCGTTTTACGGAGCTGGTTGAAGACGACTCGGTTCCGTGGCGGATGAAGTGCGGACTTCTGTTGCAGTGGTATCTGGATCAGATTCCGGATGATATTGAAGCTGCAATTTATGCACTTGGAGATTTCCTGATGTGCAAAAGGATGTACCAGGATGATCTGGAAGATAAAGAGGAAGAGCAGCAGAAAAGCGGGAAGCCGGTATTTTCTTTTTCGGAAGATGCCGGCTGCATTTATGCAGCGTTCCGGGAGGCATATGGAATTGATTTGCAGCAGATCGACTATATGCACTGGTGGGAGTTCCGGAGCCTGTTTGACTGGCTGCCGGATGATACCGAGATTAAACAACGGATCATGTACCGTTCGATTGATCCTGGAACAATCCGGGATAAGGACGAACGGAAACGGATCAAGAAGATCCAGAGAGCTGTTGCGCTGAAAAAGAAACAGCGAAAGCTTGATGATTATGAGATTGGAGATATGTTCTCATGATGGAAATTAAAATACCGACACGGCGTGAGTGGTATCCGTGTCCGTACTGCGGGCAGCATCTGCTTGTTTACACAGATACTGCAGTGTGTAGCGGACTGTATCTGAAATGCCGCAAATGCCGACGGGAGGTGGAGATAAAGATTAAGAATTAAGCACTTGTGAGCCCCTGAGCCGTGCTATCAGAAAGGATGATAGTATGGCAGATGGATATTTGAATTTTGATACCAAAATCAATGAGAATGGGTTCAATGAAGGCATAAATAAGCTTGGAAGTCTTGGAAAAAGTGGCTTATCTGTAGTCAGCAAGGCAATGACCGGAGCTGTTGCAGCTGTAGGAGCTGGAGCGGCGGCGATTGTAAAGTCTTCTCTTGGTGTAGTCGCCAATATGGAGCAGCAGATTGGTGGTGTAGAGACATTATTTAAAGATAGTGCCAAGACAGTGATCAGGAACGCAAACAATGCGTTCAAAACAGCACAGCTTTCTGCTAATGATTACATGTCAACGGTTACAAGCTTTTCAGCATCATTACTACAGGGCTTAGGCGGAGATACTGCAAAGGCTGCAGAAATTGCAGATATGGCGATTATCGACATGGCAGATAATGCCAATAAGATGGGTACGAATATGCAGGATATCCAGAATGCCTATCAAGGTTTTGCAAAGCAGAATTATACGATGCTGGATAACCTTAAATTAGGTTACGGCGGTACACAGTCGGAAATGATCCGATTGATCAATGATTCCGGTATCTTAAATGAAAAGATAGAAGATCTGGATAACGTGACGTTTGACCAGATGATTCAGGCAATTCACAAAGTCCAGCAAAATCTCGGAATCACAGGAACTTCCGCAAAAGAAGCCTCTACAACGATTGAAGGTTCTGTTAATTCTGCTAAAGCCGCCTGGGAAAATTTTGAAGCCGGTGTAATCAGTGCGAACGACCTGGTTGACACATTCTGGACAGCGGCAAAGAATATCTTAAATAATCTTGGTCAAATGATCCCGCGTCTGGGAAAGACCGGAATGGATGTGGTGGAATCCTTATCCGGAAAAATCGGTGAAGCGGTTCCGCAATTAAAGGGACTTACAGATAGTGTCGGAAAATTAGCAGATAAGTTAAAGAACATGAGCACGGATGAGCTCATGAATCTTGGTAAGAGTGCGGCAGTGCTTGCAGGAGCCGGACCGGTGATCTCATTATTCGGATCACAGATCGGTAATGTACAGTCAGCTGTTGAGGGATTTAGTGGAATTACAACAGGTGTTTTGTCTGAGCTTGGAAAGCTTCCGAAGGGATTCAAAAGCGCAACAAAATCGGCTACAAATTTTCAGAAAGATTTTACGGGTAGCCTGAAAGGGCTTGGCAGTGCAATTACAGGACCATTTCAGGTACTGACTCCGAAACTGTCAGCTACTGTCGGAAAGATCGGCAAGGTAGTTTCTGGCGTCCCGGGTAAAGTTGGTGGGGCAGTTGGAAAAATCGGATCAGCGATAGCATCAAAAATTCCTAGAATTACAAGTGCATTTTCGCTACTTGGAGATACTGTCGGTTATCTGGGAGCATGGGGCGGACAGGTTGGTTCTGCTTTGCAGGGAGTTCTTGGAACAGTAGCCGGCTTCATTCCATCATTTGTAGGGTTGATGAATTTCGGTGCAGTTGCAGCCGTTGTGGTAGCCGGTCTTGGACTGGTTTACAGTCAGTTTGGTACACAGATTGACCAGATCCTGCTTCTGGCGCAGACCAAAGGACCGGAGATCATATCCAACTTTGGAGCAGGAATCACAGCAGCACTTCCGGGACTGATTTCATCAGGTGCAACCCTGATTCTGGGATTGATGAATGCAATTACGGCAAATCTACCATCGCTCATTTCCGTAGGCGCAAGCATCATAGCAACTCTGGTAAGCAGCCTGGGCGCACAACTTCCGCAGTTAATTCCGGCAGCAGTACAGATGATCCTGACTCTGGTTGAGTCGCTGATCAGTAATCTTCCGCAGTTAATTACTTCCGGATTGCAGTTAATGGAAGGCTTGGCACAGGGAATTGCAAATGCGATTCCACAGGTGGCAGCGAAAGCACCGGTTATCATCGGAAAGCTGGCATCTACGATTATTACGAACCTGCCGAAGATTATACAGACTGGTGTGAAGATCATCACACAGCTCGCAGTCGGACTGGTTCAGGGAATTCCGGCGCTTCTTGGTAAGATTCCATCCATGATCAGCCAGATCAAGAATGCATTTACCAGTGTAAACTGGGGCAGCGTTGGTATGAATATCATTTCCGGAATTGCAAGTGGTATATCCAGTGCGGTAGGAAGCCTGATCAGCGCGGCAACATCTGCGGCAAGTAGCGCATTAGATGCAATCAAGTCAAAGCTTGGTATTCATTCGCCATCGAGAGTATTCCGGGACCAGGTTGGTAAGATGATGGCTCTTGGTATGGGAATCGGATTTGAGAAGAATATTCCGGTCGGATCCATGAATGCCGGAGTACAAAAAGCAGTCCAGAGCCTGCAGAGAAGTGTACAGCTTACGACATCCGTTAATCCAGATAAAACGGTTGGTGGAATAAAGAATAATCCGATCTTTAAGGATCAGGGATTTGATTACGACAGATTTGAACGTATCCAGAGGAAGATTGCAAAAGAAAATGGTAATAAGCCGGTATTCCTGGATACGAAACGGATAGACAGACCATTACCGAAAGGAGCAGTGCCACAGGTATGATTGTATATTATGAAAATATGAACGGCGAAAAGCTAAATCTTTTGAAAGCTCCTTTTCGTACAACGAAGACTGACTGGTTCGATGCGGACTGGTCAGAATCTTCGGACGGATATGAGAAAACAGTGACGATTGATGTGTTTGGAAAGCGGGAAGAATTTCAGGCGAATATGGAGCAGCTATACCGGATCATTGCAGTTGATGCAGAAAATGATACCTACGGGAAGCTGTACGTGAATGGTGCATATTTAAGATGCAAGGTGTTGAAGTCAGCGAAAGAAGGATGGAAGGGATATGTGTATTCGGAAGTGGAGATCACCTTCCAGGCTCCAGAGCTTGTATGGGTAGTAGAAGCGACAAGACAGTTTTTTCCGCAATTGGAAGAAACGGCAGCATCCGGAATCGACTTTCAGTATGACTATCCGTTTGATTTTGCCGGAGAAAAAAGAGGAATCGCAGCATGGGATGTTGATCACATCATTCCAAGCGAGTACCGGATGATCATTTACGGACCATGTGTAAATCCGAAGATTCTGATCAACGATTATCCTTATGAGTTTTTCGTAACGCTTGAAAGCAGGGAATATCTGATCATAGATAGCCAGAGAAGAACGATCCGAAGATATTTGACGAATGGAACGGTACAAAATTTATTTAATCAGAGAGCACAGAAACAAACTGTTTTCGAGAGAATACCATCCGGGCTTTTAAATATTAACTGGTCCGGGGATTATGGATTTGACCTGACCTTATTTTTGAACAGGAGGGAGCCACCGTGGTAAAGGACATAATTCTTGCAGATAGTGCTGGAAGAGAACTTGGAGCGATTTTGGACTCAAATATCACAGTGGATACGAATGGCGAGTACGAATTTTCTGTACAGATTGCAAGGTCGAACTGGTATCCGGAGCTGACCTTTTCAAGCTATGTGTATATTACGGAGACAGAATATGGAGGCATTATCGGAGAGATGCTGACAGATACAACGCTGGATTATGTGGAGCTGAAGGGAATCACATGGCGGGGAAGACTGCAGTATAAGGTGATCGAGCCGCCTGCCGGATCGGATTATAAAACAGTATCCGGAGAACTGAATCAAGTAATGAAAACACTGATCGAGCCGGAGTTTGATGGATTATTCAGAGTTTCATCAGAAGATACGGGTATATCTGTAAAGAATTTTCAATTTGACCGGTACTGTACATTACTGGAAGGTCTTACCAAAATGCTGAAAAGTGTTGGATACCGCCTGCAGATCCGGTTGATCAAAGAACAGGATGAACCATGTTATATTCTGATTGAAGCAGTTCCGATTACTGATTATTCTGCGCAGATTGAATTGTCACAGGACAGTCGAATGAATTTCACGATGGATGATAAACAAAATGGCGTAAATCATCTGGTCGTAACCGGAAAAGGGGAAATGCAGGAGAGGAACATATTCCATCTGTATGTGCAGAAAGATGGAAGCATTGGAAAGACGCAGTATTACAAAGGACTGAATGAGATCTCAGCAGTATATGAAAATACGAGCACAGAAACAGCAGAGCTGGAGAAAACGTCCGTGGAACAATTGCAGAAGCTGATGAATAAAAAGACATTTCAGATGGATGTTGCAAAGCTTGGAATCGAGGTGGGGATTGGAGATATTGTCGGTGGCAGGGATTACCTGACCGGGATGTATATGTCAAAACCAATCGAAAATATCATTTATGAGATTACGAATGATGTGGAATCAATTACTTATAAACTGGAAGGAGAAGATGAAGAATGAAAATTGTATCTGGAAGAACCGGATCACCACATGTGACTTCGCAGCAGTTCCGGCAGATGCTGGAGGGGATTATCGGGCAGGGGAGTTATATTATAACAAGCGGAGAGAATCTGAAGCCGGAACTTAGCAGTAATAATCTGCTGAAAATCCGAAGTGGGATGATGGCGCATCACGGCTGTATATCTTGCGTGGATATTGGTACTTATGATGAGGTTACACTGACAAATGGTAGTCAGGGAATGAAAAGGATTGATCTTATTGTAAATCGGTATACCAGAAATGCAGAGACAGAGGTTGAAAACTGCAGTTGGAAGGTAATCCAGGGAAAACCGGTTGCAAGTAATCCGGCAGTGCCGGCATACACTTCGGGAAATTTGCAGAATGGAGATCTTGTGGATGAATGCCCGGCTTTTGAAGTGCATTATGATGGAATCAATGCTACAGAAGTGAAGAGTTTGTTGAGTGTGACGGATGGACTTTCTGGATTAAGTAGCAGATCGGA